CTGATCCAGCCGGTGATCTGGCCGCTCACGCCTACCCGATCGGCGGCATTGGTGATGCGGATGCGACCCTTGATCTGATCTGCCGACCAGACATAGTAGGTGCCGCTCTTGGTGCCGGATGCCTCCGTGGCCGTGGAGGTCTTGTAGACGCTCACGCCGTCCAGGGTCAGCACGGTGCCAGCCTGCAGGGCTGTGTCGGTGCTGGTGCCGGTGCTGGTGGATCCGGTGGTGGCGGAGCTGCCCAGCCGCTTGGTGACCTCTGCTGCAATGGTGGGGTGCAGATTGTAGAGGTAGTCACCGGGGCAGCTCTTGTTTGCAAACCAGCGATGGACGGTCAGCACAATCTCATCGGAGGCAGGGGTGTAGGCCAGGGTCTTTGCCTTGTCTCCGAGCCAGGTGACCTTGGTCTTGCCGTTCCGCTGGCAGATGTCGGTCACCAGATTCAGCAGGGCACTGTATGCCTTGTCATTGACCTTGTAGGGGGACGTGGTGTCGCTGGCTACCTCAATGGTGACGGCTCGGTTGTCGTTGTCGGCACTGGAGGTGCACCAGGAACGGTTTGCCTCATCCACATAAAGTCCCACTCGGCCATCGGAGCCGATGCCGTAGTTGCAGGATGCCTCACGACTTTCCGAAGCGAAGATGGAGCCAAGGGTTTCCACACTGCACTGGCCGACCACACAATGGATGGAGATGCGGGTGATGGAGTACTTTCTCTTTCCGCTCTGGTTAGGGCTGAGTTTGGTATAAGCCACGAGGGAGCTGTTACTCATCCTCATCATCCCCCTTCCCATTGGACAGTTCTGCCACGGTTTCCTCGGTGACGGTTTCGCCGTTCTGGGTGGCAATTTCCTTAATGGTCAATTCTTTGTCTGCCATGATGGTCTCCTTTCTCAGCCGTTTGCGGCTGTATCATCGGTAGTAGTGTCGCTGGTTTCCACGGTGACTTCCTCCACCCCGTCCAGAGTGATGTAGCTGGCATCGGTCAGACCCTCTGCAAGCAGATAGCCCAGCACGGATGCACCCTGGAGGATCACGCCGGAAACGGTGGCGGCAGTGCTGTCATTGCCGCCGAAGGCCAGGATCAGGCCGGAGACGAAACCGGCCACAGCGACCCACAGCTTACGGCTTGTCAATTTGCGGATGATGTCTTTCTTGGTCATGGTATGTACCTTCCTTTCTCATGTCCGCTCGATCAGGTATTCTTGGAGTTCTGCTTTGGCTGCCCTCATGGCATCCACGTCATTGCCATCGATGCCGTGTGAGAGCAGGGCGAGGATGGCCTTTTGGGTGACCCGGCTCCCTTCTTCGATTGCATCCAGCCGCTTTTTGTCGGTGGAGAAGTATCCCTTGTGGCTCTCCAGCGTGGTCTCGATGGCCTTGAGGCGCTCATCGACCCTTTTGGCCGGAGCCTTTGCCGCCTGGATGCCCTTGATTACCCAGCCAATGGCGGCGGCGATGCAGGAAATTCCGGCGCAGATGGCCAGAACTCCTGCCACCAACTGTGCGAACGTGAAGCTGATTACGGTGTTCAATATTTTCACCACCTCTGGGCACAGATTCTGGTTCAGAGCGCTCCTGCCCTTCTTAAGCACTCCACGGAGTGGAGCCGGTCGATTTCCTCCATCTCGATATACTGAGCCAGCAGCTTGTACAGCTCCTTGATGCTCTCATTCTGGATGGAGATTATTTCGGCCTGTCGCTCCACGATTTCTATTAGGTCAGTTGCTGGGGTAGGATTCGCCGGTGATATACTCATAGTCCTCCTGGGTGATGGTGCCTCTGTCCACCCGCTCTGCGATCTGCTCTTTGGTGAGCCGTCCCGCATCATAGAGCCGTTTCAGGCTGTTTACCAGCATACTCATATCAAAGCACTCCTTCCTCGATCAGCTGCATGGTGTACTCGTCAATGGCTTTACCATTGTCGATCTCCTGGATGGCCTGGAGCATCTGGTACTCCGAGACCGTGATTTCCCGGCAGTCGCACTCGTAGTCGGTGTAGGCATCCGTTCCGGCAGTTTCGTCAGCCGGATGCTCAACCTCCACGATGTTCTGCCGCTGGATGTACAGGCCGGGTGCGATTACCTGGAGTTCTTCAGGCTGCTCCGAGCAGTGTTCTCTTGTCCATTCGGTCATGGTAGTTCTTCCTCCTTTGTGTTTTTGAGATGATGTGTTTCAGTTTGCGAATTTCCACGCAAGGCTTGATATAGTCCTTGTAGCAGTCGTAGGTGTCCGAGTGGCTGAACCATCCCATGTAGCTCAGCATGGCGGAGATGTGCCTGTGGTAGAATTTCTTCCCGGCTACGGCTGTGCGGTGCATCCTGCTGGCCAGCCGAGTGGCCTTGAGCATGATGCTCTTTCGGATGCCTGTGCGGGTTCTGAAGAACAGGAAGCCCATAAAATCCAGCGGCCTACCGATGGTCTTGCCATTTTTCTTCGTGAAGTCGAACTTACAGACCTGCCAGTTCGATTTCAGTTTCAGCCGGAACCTCTGGCCGAGCATCTTCTTCACTTCCCGGACGGCCCTGTGTAATACCTTCTTGCTCTGGTGGAACAGGGTGATGTCATCCATATACCTCATGTCCATCTGGATTCCGAGGGTCTGGGTGATGAGCCTGTCCAGCGGCTCCAGAAGGTAGTTGGCCAGCCATTGGGAGATATAGAAGCCCAGCGGGATGCCCTTCTTGAAATTCTTGAGGCATAGCCAGATGATGTACAGAAACCAGGCATCCTTTATGCGGATGGAAAGTTCCCGCATCAGCACGTCCAGGCGGATGTTGTCATAGAAGTGCCGGATGTCCATCTTGGCGAAGTTCCGGGTTCCCTTTGGATTTTGCCGGAGCCATCGCTCGATCTGTCTCTTGCCGTAGTGAGCGCCCCGCTTGGGAAAGCTGCCACAGCTAAAGCGGTAGGCCGTGGCCTGGATGATGGGTGCCAGCACCAGAATGATAATGTGGTGCAGCCACTGTTCGTGGATTTCCGGCATATAGATTTTGCGCCACTTCCCATGCTCAAAGATCCTTTTTGGTGTCCTGGCGCATGGCTTGTAGGCCAGCTCTGGATTTGGTACCTCCACGCCGGGAGGCCGGGTGTTTAGGATCATGTCCTTCATTTTCTGGACTTCTTCGTCCAGGTGATTGTCAATGTGCTGTATTTCTTTGCGCTTCGTTTTGCCTTTGCGGAGCTTCTTGTAGGCCGTGCGGATCAGGTTTTCGGAAAGCATCTTTCGATACAGATATTTGTACTCTTTGTGACCGGGTTCTCTTTTACTCATTCATACTCCTATGGGATATTTCTTCTTCTATCGCCTGCAGGCGGCAAGTTCGACCGCTCAACCGTCTGCCCTGTATCGGACTTATTTCCACTCCCCATACCAGTGATGGCGGGTCAGCCGTGTTTCAACGACCAGCGGTGTAGGAAACATGGAGGCATTCAGCCTAGGGTATTACTGTTTGATAGAAACAGGCCGAGCCGATGTTCCAGTTGGCGTTGCCAGCGGTGTTGTTCAGATTCAAGCACCGGCCACCATCATTGGTGCCGTTGTTGCAATTGCCAAAACGAAGGGCCACCGCCCGGAGTGCGCCTCCATGTTCCCCTATTAAATTTTTCTGTTTTCCTCTATCCTGGGTTCCCGCTAATGGCTACACCCTGGGGGAGTTGCGCCGTCCGGCGCACCCCCAGACCCCCCGCAAGGCGGTTACACCGCCATGCCAACAGGTGGCAAGAGAAGCAAGGCCGAGCCGATGGTCCAGTTGGCGCGGCCAGCGGTGCCGTTCAGATTCAAGCACCGGCCACCATCAGAGGTGCCGTCGTAGCAAACGCCAAAACGAAGGGCCACCGCCGTGATCTCCACGTTCTGGTACAGTCCATCGCATCCACCTGTGGTGGTGCTTCCATTGTACGGATAAATCGGGACGTGTCCGAAGTCGGGAATGGTCTGGTACTTGTGGGGGTAGAACCATCCCTGTTTCTGCGATCCATCCGTGTTCAGAACCTTGGGCAGAGAAATGCCCGTGTCGATGTAGGTTGCCCCGGTGACATCGTACTCGTAGTTCGGGCTGACCTTGTAGCGGCCATTGACCAGGAGCAGATAGGGGTCTCTCATGTACTGCTGGTAGCTACCCAGCACGATGCTGTGGAAGATTTTGTTCAGGCTCTTTCCATCACTGGTTCCGAAGAACTGGCCACCGCTGATCACGGCGTTCTGCTTCACACCCATGGTGGGGGTGAGGCTGGAATCATAGCCGTTGCTGTTGCCGGATCCATAGGCCGCCTGGAGGTTGGACGTTTTGCAGAACAGGATCTCCAGGTCGATCAGGGTGTTCATAATCGCCCCGCCGAAGAACCGGGCACGGTCTCCGAAGGCATCAATGGCGGTTTTCTGCTGGGCGGTGGTCTTGGAGTAGTCCGGCTGGATGCCGGACAGAGAGCGCATCTTCTCATCCACGATGGAGCCGTAGAACATGGGAATCCACACACCCTCCAGGACATTGCCATCGCCATCCGCAAAGCCCACCGGTTCGAATCCGTCAGCCGCCGTCATGCGGAAAAGCACCACCCGATCATCACCGGCCATGTACTCCTGCTTGTAGATCCTGGGTGCCCAGGCAAAGGCTCCGCCGTCATAGTCGGTGTTGGCCACGTCCGAGTCGGTGCCATCTTCCCGCTTGGTGTAGTCGGATTCATCCAGCCGGTAGTCCGGGGTGCCATCCGAGCGCACCATGTAGGGCTTGTTGCCCTTGAGCCAGGGGTGACCCTCCCAGCCGTTCAGACTATAGCCGCCACCCATGGTGACGGACAGCGGGGTGAAGTCTGCGTTCCGTCCGATGTACTCGATGCGCTGTCCGGGTGCCAGAATGGCGTTATGCTCGATGAAGCCCCAAACCGGCACGGCACAGACCACGTTGTAGATTGCATCCAAGGTTTCCTTGTCTGCGATGTAGCTCTTTCCCATTACTCTGCCTCCTCAAAGTACAGGAGACCGTTGTCTACGCCGAGGACAAACTTGGTTCCTGTGGTTTCGTCATAAAGATACATTTGATTCGGTGCCATGATCACGACACTCTCTG